CAGGTTCTGACTTTGTTCACTCTAACAGTTTTTACATTGATGCTGCTAATGGATTGGCTGCTTATGCAGTTGATACTGTAGCTGCAACTGACTTGTTTACTGACTTAGCCTTCAGAGAAGCAGTACAACAACTTGATGATAATGATGTTCCTATGGACGGAAGATTCTTAGTTATTCCACCAAGTGTTCGTACTACTATCATGGGCATTGATCGCTATCAATCTTCTGACTTCGTAGATAACAGAGGTGTTGTTAATGGTCAAATCGGTAGCCTTTATGGTGTTGACATTTATGTGTCTAACAACCTACCTGTAGTTGAAACTGCTGCTGACAACTCAGCATCTGCTGTTGATACTATTGGTGCTATCATGGCTCAAAAAGATGCAATGGTATTAGCAGAACAAATCGGTGTTCGTACACAAACTCAATACAAGCAAGAGTATTTGGGTGATTTGATGACTGCTGACACTCTATATGGTGTTAAAACAGTTAGACCTGAAAGTGGTCTAGTTATCTCTGTACCTAAAAACTAGGAACTAAGATAGATGGGTAGCCCCTTCGGGGGCTGCTTTTTATTTAATATTATATAGTGAGTACAAGATGGCAATATTTCGTGGTGATGGTGGAGCAGGTGATGCAAACACTGATGTAACAATTAACTCTGTTACAGAAAAAGCTACTGCAGCAGCAAATTCTGCTGATTCAGCAGCATCAAGTGCAACTTCAGCCAGTACATCAGCTAGTAATGCTAGCACATCAGAAACTAATGCAAGTAACTCAGCAACAGCAGCAGCAACTTCTGCTTCTGGTGCTTCTACCTCTGCAAGTAATGCAAGTACATCTGCATCTACTGCAAGTACACAAGCGACTAACTCTTCTAATTCAGCTACCGCAGCAGCAAGTTCAGCTACGGCAGCGGCAACCTCAGAAACAAATGCTGAGACAGCAGAGACTAATGCAGCAAGCAGTGCTTCCACAGCTACTACTAAGGCTAGTGAGGCAGCTACATCTGCTACAACAGCAACAACTAAGGCTTCTGAAGCTAGTACATCTGCTACTAATGCAGCTACTTCAGCAAGCACGGCTTCTACACAAGCAACTAATGCTAGTAACTCTGCAAGTGCAGCAAGCACAAGCGAAACAAACGCAGCTAACTCTGCAACAGCAGCGGCTACATCTGCCTCAGAAGCAGCAGCTAGTGCAGCTAGTATTGACACTAGTTCTTTTATGCAGAAGGCAAACAATCTATCAGACTTAACTAATGCTAGTACTGCAAGAACTAACTTAGGTTTAGGAACAGCAGCTACAACTGCTAGTACAGATTACGCAACAGCAGCACAGGGAACTAAAGCAGATGATGCTTCTCCTCTAGCAACTACTGTAACTAAAACTTCTAGTACAGGTGCAGGTTTATTACCCAGTGGTACTACAGCACAACGAGATGGTTCTCCAGCAGCAGGATACATTAGGTTTAATTCTACTACAGGTTCTTTTGAAGGATATGATGGAAGTGCTTGGGGTGCTATAGGAGGAGGTGGTGGTGCATCAGCAGGTGGTGCAATATACGAAAACACTAACGAGATAACTGCTGACTATACTTTAACTACTGACACTAATGGTATGAGTGTTAGCCCAATGACTATTGCAAGTGGTGTAACAGTAACAGTACCAAGTGGACAAAGATGGGTGTTATTATAATATGGCTACAATTATTAATGCAGATACAAGTGATGGTTTAAAACTAACCTCTGATACCAGTGGTCAGATTGACCTTCAATCAGCAGGGTCTACTAAAGCTACAATAGATACTTCTGGTAATTTAAAGTTTAACTCAGGGTATGGGTCTGTTGATATAGCGTATGGTGTTAGGGCTTGGGTTAATTTTAATGGTACAGGAACAGTAGCAATTAGAGATAGTGGTAATGTAAGTTCTATTACCGACCATGGTACAGGTCAGTACACAGCTAACTTTACTACTAATATGCCAGATGTAAATTACTGTGTTCATTTAACTGGGTCTGTACAAGGAACAGTTAGTAATAATGGCGGTTTTAATACTGCACTTAGCAGGGTTTCAACTCCAGCAGTAGATAGTGTTAGGTTTGAAACTTATTCCATTTCTAGTTTTGCAGACCCGTTGCATGCAAATGTTTCAATAGTAAGATAAAGGAAAAGTAAAATGAGAATAATATATGAAACAAGTGATGGTGGAGTAGCAGTTATTGTTCCTACACCTGAGTATTTATTAACCCACACTATGGAAGAACTAGCTGCTAAAGATGTACCAGCAGGAGCTAACTACGAAATAGTAGAAGATAGTGTAGTACCATCAGATAGAACATTTAGAGGTGCATGGACATGGGCATAACAGTAGATATAACTAAAGCTAAAGTTATTACTAAAGACAGACTTCGTGAAGAACGAAAGCCTTTACTTGAAGCACAAGATATTTTGTTTATGCAAGCACAAGAAGCTGGCACATCAACTTCAGCTATAGTCACAGAGAAACAAAGACTAAGAGATATTACTAATCAAGTGGATAGTATGACAACACTAGACCAGCTTAAAGGAGCAAGTGTGTAATGAGTTCAATAGTCCTTACAGGAGAGACAAGCGGAGCTGTTACTGTATCAGCACCAGCAGTAGCTGGTACTAGGACTATAACACTCCCTGCTGCTACTGGTACTGCTATATTAGAAGATGGTAGTAATAACTTACAGATGAACTCAGGGTTTGGTTCTTCTGCAACTGCTTATGGAGTACGAGCTTGGGTTAATTTTAATGGTTCTGGTACTGTTAGTATAAATGCTTCTGGAAATGTATCTAGTATAACTGATAATGCTGTTGGTAATTATACAGTTAACTTTACTACTAATATGCCAGATATTAATTATTCGGTAAGTGGAATAACTATGATAGAAGCTAACAACAATGTATTTGTTGCTGGAGCAACTGATGCACCTACAGTAAGTGCATTTAGGTTAAATGCAAGAACCTCAGGAAATACTAATTATGATGCAGCTATAATATATGTAAATTTCGTAAGATAAAGGATAAACATACTTATGTCTAACATGACAGATTACGAAGCAGGACAGTTAGTAGCAGTAGTTACTCAGCTTAACAATGAAATAAGTGAAATGAATAAAACTTGCATTATGCTATCTGAACGAGTAAATGAATTAGAAAAACAAATGGCTAAAGGAAAGGGAATGTTTGCTGGAGCTATATTTATAGCAATGGGATTAGGTGGTCTTGGTAGCACTTTATTCTCTAAATGGTTTAATTAGGATACAAGATATGACTTACTTAGATATAGTTAATAACATTTTAAAAAGATTAAGAGAGCGTACTGTATCAACAGTCAATGAATCTTCTTACTCTAGTTTAATAGCTGTACTTGTTAATGATGCAAAAGAGTCAGTAGAAAATGCTTGGAACTGGAGTGCATTAAGAACTACATTAAGTGCTACTACATCTAATGGTATTTTTAACTATGAACTAAATGGTTCTTTAAATGCTTTAACAGTATTAGATGCAACAAATGTAACAGATAACTTTTTTTTAGATTACAAAGCAGCACACGATTTTAACAAATTCTTTTTAAGTAATGATGTAGCAACAGGCTCACCTTATTACTATTCGTTTAACGGAGTTAGTGCTGATGGGGATACACAAGTAGACTTATATCCTATACCAGACAAAGCATACACAATTAGATTTAACTGTGTACTTAGGTCAGATGATTTAGTAAATGATGCTGATAAATTAACTGTACCAACTAAACCAGTAGAGCTACTAGCTTATGCAATGGCAGTAGAGGAGCGTGGTGAAGATGGTGGTATTAACCCTGTTAGTGCTTATGCTAGAGCTACTAATGCTTTACAAGATGCAGTAACTTTAGATGGTAACAAACACCCAGAGGAGTTAGTGTGGTATGAAAGCTAGAACAGTCTTTATAGAATCACTAGCATCATCACCAGCAGATGTATACACAGTACCTAATAATATGAGAGCAAAGTTAGTTCTTGTTTTTGTATCTAACAGTGCAGGTTCTACTAGAGGCGATGTAAATGTAACTATTAACTTTGATTCTACAGAGATAACAGTATTAGGTGATAAAAGTCTAAGCTCTGGTGACTTTATAGAATTACAAATGAATGGTGGTTATGTAATGCTAGAAGCTGGTTATAAAATTAAAGGTTCATGTGCAGGTGGTACAGGAGTTTCTTGTATCCTTACAGTTGAAGAAGTACCATTTATTGTGAGTACAAACTAATATGGCAAAAGAATTAGTAACAGCATCACTAGTAGCACCAGCATTTTTAGGTTTAAATACTCAAGAGTCTAGTTTGTCTAATGACCCTAGCTTTGCTCTTGATGCAAACAACTGTGTTATTGATGAGTTTGGTAGACTAGGTGCAAGAGAAGGTTGGTTCTATCGTACAACAGGTAGTGATGGTATTAACCTATTAGGTATGCACCCTTTCTTAGATGTAGCTGGTGTTAATACTTTTATATCTTGGAACGCTACTACATTTAAAAAAGGTTTTGGTACACTTACTACAATAACACCTACTACAACTGATACTATATCAGCAGGTAACTGGCAAGGTGTAACCTTGAATGACAGAGCTTATTTCTTTCAAGCAGGTTACAAACCTTTGTACTACACTAACGAGTCTACTGCTGATGAGTTTAAAAGCATAGACCAACACGCTGATTATACAGGCAGTGTACCTAGTGCAAACATAGTAATGAGTGCTTATGGTAGACTATGGGCAGCAGACACTTCTACTAACAAGACTACTGTATACTTCTCAGACCTCCTAGAAGGTACTAAATGGGGCAGTGGTAGTGCTGGTAGTATCAACATAGCAGGTGTGCTTCCAAAAGGCTCAGATGTCGTTACAGGGCTTGGTAGCCACAATGGTTATTTAATTATATTTTGTAAAAACAATATTATTATATTTAAAGACACTGATAGTTTTCAAGGTAGCTTTGATGTAAACACTTTACAATTAGTAGAAGTATTAGAAGGTGTAGGTTGTATTGCTAGAGATACAATACAAAACACAGGCACAGATATTTTATTTTTATCTGCTACAGGATTAAGAAGTTTAGGTAGAACAATACAAGAAAAGTCAGCTAAGTTAAATGACCTATCTAAAAACATAAGAGATTCTTTTTTAGGTAATGTAAATAGAGAATCTAATTTTAGTTTAATCAAGTCTTGTTACTTTCCTGAAAAAGCGTTTTATTTAATATTCTTACCAGAAGCAAAAACTATTTATGTATTTGATACTCGTAGACCACTAGAAGATAATGCTTATAGAGTAACAACTTGGAATAACTTAGACCACACTGATTTTGTTTACGATAAAACAACTAAAAAAATGTATCTTACACAAGCTAATGGTATAGCAGAGTATGGTGGATTTACAGATAACTCTGTTTCTTACACTATGAGTTACTTTACTAACCATTTTGATTTAGGTGAAGCAAATAGAAACAAGTTATTAAAAAGGGCTGCTGTCACTGTTATTGGTTCTACTGCACAACCATTTAATTTAAAGGCTGGTTTTGATTATGTAACAAGCTACTTCTCGTTTCCGTTTACAATAAAAGATATACCA